TCACCGGAAGTCGGGCCGGACCTCGGCGAGTTCGTCGAGGTGGGCGCGTACATGTTTCTCCAGCACCTTCTGCATCGCGGCTGGCTCCACGGTGATCTGCTGGCCCGTCGCGTCGCTGCACGAGGCCGAGAGCTCGGCCGCCATCAGCGCCGCCGCGCGTGCAGGCCAGTTCACCCACGCGTCCCGTTCCTCCCGCGCCAGCCGGAACACCAGCGCCAGCGCGCTGGCCCGCTCGATCAACTCTCCCTTCAGCTTCTGGAGCCGGATGCGCCGCTCCTGCGCCTTCAGCACTTCGTTGGCCGTCTTCGCCTGCAGGAAGGTCGTGCCGCCCCCGACAGCCGGGACTGCCAGCCCCTGTTCGCGCAGCGTGTCGCCGACAGCTGTGACGGCAGCCTCGGGGACGGGTTTCAGCTTCGGCGCTGGTGCCTTCCTCGTCTTCGACGGGTCCGTCGTCTCGGCACGCCGGGCGTCGCTGGCCGCCGCGTTGATGCTGCCGTCGGGATAGAGCACCAGCCGCTCGGCCGTCTTCGCCTTCTGGATCGCGCCGCGCGACAGCCCGACATGGGCGGCGTACTGGCGCTCGCTCATGCCCTGCATCGATGGCTCCGAATATCATTCAAGATCATGTGCTTATCGAGTTGATAAGCGTCGCGACAGGAGCGAACGTCCGTTCAGAAGGACGATGCAACTCACCACGGAGCCACCCCGATGACCCGCCGCGCGACCGACAACACGAAAGCCCTCGACGCCTTCATCGCCGCGAAGACCGAGATCGACGCGATGCTGGAGCGGCTCGCCGCCCTGAGCGCAGACCATTTCGAGACCAGCCCCGACGAGATCAACTGGGGCCATGTCGGCACCCTGAACCACTACCGCGCCAAGCTATGCGAGATCACCGACATGGCCTTCCACGAAGGCGAACACGCCGAGTGAGACGACCCGCTCCCGGTCCCGCCCGCCGACTGGCGGGCTCGACCTCGTAGAAGGGCCTGCATCCCGCGCGCCCCGATACGGGAGACGACGATGACCAAGCTTTCCGACACCCAAGCCCTGATCCTGAGCGCCGCCGCCCAGCGGCCCGAGCACATCGCCCTGCCGCTGCCCGAGAGCCTGCGCGGCGGGGCCGCCGCCAAGGTGATCGGCGCGATGCTCGCCAAGGGCTTCCTCGAAGAGGTCGACGCGGACATGCGCAAGGGCGAGCCCGTCTGGCGCGAGACCGGCGACGGCCACGGCGTCACGCTGGTCGCCACCGACGCAGGCCTCGCCGCCATCGGGATCGAGCCCGATGACGCGAGCACCGCGCCTGCGGGCACGACGGACGCGCCGACCGAGGAGCCCACGCCGGACACGCCCACCGGGGCCGAGACCGCGCCCAAGACGCGCACGCCGCGCGAGGGCACCAAGCAGGCCACGCTGATCGCCATGCTGCGCGCGCCGGACGGCGCGACCATCGAGGAGATCATGGCCGCGACGGGCTGGCAGTCGCACACGGTGCGCGGCGCGATGGCCGGGGCGCTGAAAAAGAAGCTCGGACTCGAGGTGACCTCGGAGAAGGTCGAGAACCGGGGGCGCGTTTACAGTCTGCCTCCGGCCTGACGCGACTACTTTAGCATCCAATGCTGCCGTCCTGAAGGGCGGCAGCTACTTCATCCTTCAAGTGTCATTCCAAGGTCGATCATGTTTAAAGTGCGCGGCGCCGAGGTCTCGGTAGCGCATATGTTTTAGAATCAGGTGATGACCCTTCATGGCAGGAAATGACGACGCAAAGGAAGTAGCTGGCGACGGCAAAGTAGGCGCGATCATTAATGCTGGCGCCGACATAGCCGGAGCCGCTGTAGGAAGTGCTCTTGGCTTTCTCGCCGCCGGGCCGGGCGGCGCTGCTGTAGGTGGAGCTGGGGGCGCATTTGCGGCTCACGCTTTGCGTGGGCTTGGTGAAGAAGCAGCTGGCAGACTGTTAGGCCCTCGCGAAAAGGTTCGGGTTGGTGGTGCACTTGCGATTGCCGCTTCAAAAATCCGGAGCCGAGTCGAGAGGGGCGAAAACCTACGCCAAGATGGATTCTTTGAACCAAAGCATAATGGTCGCAGCGACGCCGACGAAGTGGCGGAAAGCGTCCTTCTGAAATGCCAGCGAGAGGCTGAGGAGCGGAAGATCCCCTATATGGCCTTCCTGATTGGGAACTTTGCATTCGACTCACAAATCAGCGCTGGCCTCGCACATCAGATTGTTAGAACTGCAGAAAGCCTCACCTATCGCCAGTTGTGCATCCTCAAAATCGCAGCCTTCAAAGAGCAGTACGGATTGAGACAGGGAGATTATCGCGGCCAACAGCGGTTCGATAAACCCCTCTATGAACTTCTCTATGAGTGCCTTGATCTATATCACCGGGCTCTCATCAACTTCGGGGGGGAAGTGGCATTTGGCCCGACGGATATCAAACCGGGAAGCCTGACCATACAGGGCATGGGGGCTGACCTTTTCAATCAAATGGGCCTCGCCACAATACCACAGGGCGATCTCGATCCGATTATCGCAGAACTCTCCAAGTGATCTCCTTTGAACGTATCGCCTCGAACACCCGACGCAAGGCGAAGGAACGGGCGATCGACACGACGGTGAAGATGGCGCCCATCTTCAGATTCTGCGCCAGCGTCGTGTGCAGGCCGAAGACCGGGAAGATCATGATCTGCGTCACGATCGCGACGCCGTAGCCGACGATCACATTGGCGACGGACTCGACCAGCGACATGGTGCGCGACTGCTTCATGCTGCGGTCTTACGCTTTCGCACGGGTTCGGGGGCGGCGTCCGTTTCCGGCATATCGGCCGGGGGTGCGGCATCGTCGCCCAGCCGCTCGGTCCTGACCTGAGCGAAGGTCCGGCCGTCGCCGTCGAGGATTGCGTCCTTGCCGGTCTCGGCCTGCCAGCGCTCCACGGCGACATCGACATAGGCGGGGCTGATTTCCATCGCGAAGACGCGGCGGCCGTTGGCCTCGCCCGCCATGATCTGAGAACCCGAGCCGGAGAAGGGCTCGTAGCAGAGCCCGCCCCGCGCCACATGCTGACGCATCGGGATGCCGAAGGCGTCGAGGGGTTTCGGCGTGGGGTGGTCGGGCCGCTCGTCCTTGGCGAAGCTGGGCAGCGCCCATGTCGATGGCAGCGTTTCCTCGGCCACCTTCGGCGGGCGGTTCGGGCGGCGCCAGCCCATGAAACAGGGTTCGTGCTTCCAGAGGTAGTGTGACCGGGTGAGAACCCCGCGGTCCTTTACCCAGATGATCTGCTGGTGCACGAAGGCCCCGGCCTTTTCCCAACAGGCTTCCAGCATCGCCTGACGGCGGGAGGCGTGCCAGCAATACCAGGCGGCGTCCTCGGTGATGGCCTCTGCAACCGCGGCGGCGATGAAGCCGTCGTAGAGTTCCGCGCCCTGCGAACTGTCATCCCAGGTCGTGCCATAGGACGCCGACCAGTCCTTGTTGCGGGTCGGATGGTTCGAGCCATCGTAATCGACGAGATACGGCGGATCGGTCGCGAACAGGATCGCCCGCTCGCCTTTCATCAGGCGGCGCACGTCGGCCGCGCTGGTGCTGTCACCGCAGAGTAGCCGGTGGTCGCCGAGGATCCACAGGTCGCCCGTCCGCGAGGCCGGGTTACGCGGCGGTTCGGGGATGGTCACCGGCGGCACGGAGCCCCCGACGCCACCTTCTTCACCGTCGTCTTCCGCGACGTAGGCCAGCAGCTTGTCGAGTTCGCCATCGGAAAACCCGACCAGCGACAGGTCGAAATCCTCGGCCAGCAGGTCGTTCAGTTCTGCCGATAGCAGCGCCTCGTCCCAGGTGCCGAGTTCGGTCAGCTTGTTGTCCGCGATCCGGTACGCCCGGCGCTGCGCCTCGGTCAGATGGCCCAGCACGATCACCGGCGCTTCGGTCAGCCCGAGCTGCGTCGCGGCCAGCACGCGCCCGTGCCCGGCGATCAGTTCGCCGTCCTCGGCGACGAGGCAGGGCACGGTCCAGCCGAACTCGGCCATGCTGGCGGCAATCTTGGCGACCTGGTCCGGCCCGTGCGCCTTTGCGTTCTTCGCGTAGGGCTGGAGACGCGACAGCGGCCACGTCTCAATCGCGTCCGGGGCGGAGCTCAGCGTCATGGTGGGCAAGGTTCCTCGGTCGGGTGGATGCCGGTGGCTTCCGGACTCCGGATGCCGGGCTGGACTCCAAGCGGGGTCGAGCCGCAACCAGCGGTGTCCAGTCGAAAGGCCAGCGTTCATTGGTGTTTGCGCGGGGCGTAAGTGGCTCCGGCTTCCGGGTGGCTTCCCAAAAATCCGGCCCTGTCGCTAGCGATGTCCCGCGCTTCGCCCGCCAGCATATGAATGTCGCCAGGAAGGAACCGCGAACTTAGCTGAGGGGACTTGGCGAGGGCGGGCAGCGGCCCGCAAGGAAAGGATCAGCGCCTTTCCTTTTCCAACGGCTCTCGCCAACGAAAGGATGGTTTCGTTCGGGGCTGCGCCGCGCGCGCCTCTCCCGAGCTTATCCACTTTCTAGCCCGGGAGAGGTGTTTTTGTCTGCGCGAAAACCCTCTACACGAGACTTTCCTACAGGCTGCGCGCCAGCTTGATGATCTCGAGGATCGGCAGTTTTCGGTTGAAGGGTTGCCTGTTGAGGTTGAGCGCGATCAGCGACAGCCCGTAGCGCCAGTGCTGATGCGCAGCGGCGTGGCAGAGACCGACGTGCCAGCAGATGTTTTTCCAGCGCTCGTCATGCGCCTTCATCCAGACGATCTTGCCGTCGATGGACTCAAGGCAGTTCGTCCAGGTCAGCGTCTCCTCCATCCGCGCGATGTCCCGCGGCGAGGGCGAGACGCGCATGGGCTTCGGCTCATGGCTCACCTTGTCGGCGAAACCGTGGACGATCTCAGGCCATGTGCTGAAGTATCCGTTGCGTCGGGGCTCCGGCAGACGGCGCAGGATCATCCCCGCCTCGGAGAGGCGGGCCTCCACGTCGGCTGGTGTCCAATGGGTCATTTCCGCACCTCTCGTTCCATTGGGCTTGCGCCGTAGAGACGCTCACCGAGTTGCCGCACCAGCTCCCGCTCAGGCCAAGTAAGTCTCTGGTCGTCAAGGGAAACTGCGAACACGCCTTGCTCCTTCCAGCCGTCGCGCTTGACCTGTTCGGGGTTGCGGCGCTCGCCGCCATAGCCACGGGGAAACCGCCTCATTGCAGGCCCCCCTTGGTCTCCAGCGCCCAGAGCAGGATCGCGATGGCGTCGGCCTCGTTGTCGTCGGCGGGGCTGAAACCACGGGCGCGGGCCGCGGCGATCATCGCCTCCTTCGGTGCGTTGCCCTTCCCCGTGGCATGGCGCTTGATCGTGCCGACCGGGACGCCCTCGTAGGGGATGCCGCGCAGTTCAGCCCATGCGGTCAGCGTGGCCATCAGCCCGCCATAGACATGGGCCGCGTCGGTGGCCGCGTGGCGGCGGACCTCCTCGAACCAGATGGCGGCGACGGGTCCGGACAGACGGTCGATCTCGGTCAGCCAGTTGGTGAAACGGAGATACCGCATGCCGCCGCCGTCGAAGCGGCCGGGTCGGAAGGACACCATGCCGGAGGTGATCAGCCCGTCGATGCCATGCAGCGCCCAGCCCGTGGCGGTGCCGAGGTCGAGCGCCAGCATCGCGCGGTTGGCCCGGACAGCGGGCGGCAGAACGGGGATTGCCTCGCGGCGGTGTGTAGCGAGAGTCAGGTCAGCCATGGGTGGTCTCCTCTTCTGGTTGGCTGCTCGGGTGGAAGACGACGGCGGTCTGGTGCTTGGCGGTACGGGGCCGCCGTCGTCGGATCGGAAGGTTGGCGGGTGGGCAGGCCTCGCGCGCGAAACCCTTGGGGGTGGGCGTGGGAGAACCCGCCTGCGGCGTTCTCCCCCACCCCCGTAGGGGGTGGTTTCACCCCCGAAACTGGAAAACCGTATCAACACACTGACAGGAAGAGAGAATTCCAGTTTCGGGAGTGCGCTTGCGCCTGACCCAGCCGAATCTGATTGCCGAGAAGCGGTTGCGGTCCGAGCGCAATCCTGCAGGGGCAGTTTCGGAAGCGGGCCGAAACTGGCCACATCGGATGCATGCGCGTTTCTGCGTGAGGGTGGCAGGGCAGTTTCGGCAAGGCCCCGCATCTGGTTCAAACTGGCCCCTGCGCAATTCTGCGCAGAACGATCTGCCGGGGCGATCATGGCCGTTCCCCCTCCGGATAGACCCAGACCTGAGGGTTCTCGACCTCGAGCAGCGCCCCGGTCTGCGGCGATTTGTAATGGGTGGGCAGCACTGCGATGCTGGCGGGGGTGACCTCGCCCGTCGCCGGATCGACATCCTCGCCGTCCGTGGGCATGACCATCCCCTCGACGCAGAGGTATCCGAAGCGCGAGCGCGAAGGCCCAAGCCCGTAGGGCGCGCCGTCACGGATGAACTTGATGGCGCCCTTGGTGGCTTGAACCGCGATCCGGTCGCGGATCGTGTCCTTACCGCCCAGACCGCCCTTGTTCTCGAAGGCCTCGGCGAACTGGTTGATGGTGTAGAGCCGCCCCTCGGCCGCCTCCTCCAGCAGGATCGAGAGGATCACGTCCCGCTTGCGATCGCGCTCGGCGTCATGCTTTGCGCCGACCTCGGGGCGCACGAGCCGCTCGTTCATCGGGTTGATCTCGACCCATTTGCCCTTGACCTTGTCCACGAGCTTCGCGGGCAGCGCGGGGCCGTTCCGGAGTTCGATCTCGAGACGGCGCTGGGTCGAATCCTCCTCCGGCCGGTGCAGGATCAGGCCGGTGGTGTAGAAACCCCTGAGCGCGCTGGCGCCGGAAAGGGCGAGGAACGGGTCCTCTTTCACCTGGTGCTTCGAGAGCTTCTTGGTGTGGTGGACGAGGATCACGCCGCAGTCGGGATTGACGTGGTCGCGCAACACCTCGACCCGGTCCTTCAGGAAGAACATCATCGCGGCGTTGTCGTTCTCGCCGCCGCCCTCGGGCCCGCCGTCGAAGAGGTTCCGGATCGGATCGATGCAGAGGATGTCGAGCGGTTCGTCTGGGAACGCGGCCCTGATCGCCTCGGCCACGCGGGCGTTGCCCTCGGCATTGAGCAGCATGCGCAGTTTCGGCGTGACGATCAGGTTGTCGCGCGCGGCGACGATCAGCTCAGGCGGCAAGCCGATCTGCTGCATGCGCTCGCGCAGGTAGTGATACTGGATCTCAGCCTGCAGGTAGAAGATCCGCAGCGGCCGTGGCGGGGTGAAGCCGAGGAAAGGCACACCCGCGGCCATGTGCACGAGCAAGGCGATCAGCAGGTCGCTCTTGCCCACCTTGGGCGCGCCGCCCAGCACCAGGAGCCCGCCCGGCGTCAGAACGCGCGGGCCGATGATGTCGTCGGGCATCGGGCTGGTGTCGTCGAGCAGCGCGCCCAGCGTGAAGGTGGGCAGGCCAGTTTGCGCGGGCGCCGCACTGTCGAGGCGGATAAGCGGCGGCCCGTGCCGCTTGTTGTGCAGCTCCCACAGCCGGTTCGTCTCGCGCTTCAGCCGGTCGAGCGGCCAGGACGGGCGCAGCATCGCGGCGTTGTAGCCGCAGATCGCCGTCCAGCCCTCGTCCATCGATATCCGGCCCTCGTGGACCAGCCGTAGGAAATAGCCGATGGCGGCCGAGGCGCCCTCGAAGCGGGACCACTCGTCCGTCCCGCCCTCGTGCACCGGCGTCACCAGCACGTCGCCGATGGCGGGTTTCTCGCGGGACTCGACCGTGGCCATGCCGACGCCGGGCATCGGCGGCATGTCGGCGACGCGCTCGGCCATCTCGGCGAGATCGACCTCGAGCTCTGTCGCCTCGCGGATCTGCACAAGCCGGGTGAGCCCGCCCTTGTGATAGACCGTCCCGGGCACGCGGATCGGCTGGTGGGCCGAACGGAAATGCGTGTCGCCGCCAACCTTCAGCGCGATCTCGCCGCGGAGCTGGCAGAGCCGGGCGAGATCGGCACCCTCCGTGGGCTCGGTCAGCTTCCACCAGATATGGAGCTTGGTCGCGCCTTCGGACGTGCGCCCGCCGCTCTCGACGATCAGGGTCGGTCGGCCAAGGTGGTGGACGAGATGATCGAGCTTGGCCGGGATGTCGCCCGAGTCGAGATCGACCACGAGGCTCTGCATCTGCAGGACGTCCGCGGCGCGGGCCTGACCCGTTTCCGCGACCGTGCCGGGGATGACATAAACTGCCGCGCCCTCGCGCGCGGCCCAGCCCGCGAAGGTGGCGAGCTTCTCGGGCGCGGTGGCGTCCGCGTCGATCCAGATGTTGTGCGGGCGGCCGTCCTTGCCCTGACCCTTGTCGACGAAGCCCCGGACCGGGATCAGGCCCTCGCAATAGCCGAAGACCACGTCGACGAAGCGGGCGATCTGGCCTGCATCCGGTTCGACGGCGAAGGGATCGTCCAAGGGCGCCGCGTCGTTGAAATCGCGCCAGGGGTTGAAGTGGATGATGTTGTCGTCGCTCATGCCGACAGACCCCAGCAGCGCTCGGCCCACGGGCAGAACCGGCATTCGAAGAAGTCGCGATTGGCCGCGATGCGCGGGAGCAGCTCGGCGGCATCGGTCGCGCGCAGGATCCGCACGCCGCGGTCGGACATGCGCTGCGAGAGGTCGGCATCGAAGGGCACCAACTCGTGGTGCAGCTCGGCGGTATCCTTGTTGATCGCGGTGAAGAGCGCCGGGTTGGCCGAGATGCCCGGCACCGTCGCTTCCATGTAGGCCTGGTAGAGCGCGATCTGGGCGGCGTAGACGGGCTTGGCGACGGTCACGCCCTTGGCCACCGTGTCGCGCCAGTTCTTCGCGTTCATCGTCTTGCACTCCCAGAGGGCCGGGGTGCGCAGCCCCAGCGCCGCGGGGGCCTCGGCGACGATCCCGTCGACATGACCGCGGATGCGGCCGCCCGCGACCGAGAAGCCGAACTGGCCGCCGTCACGTTTCTGGCTGACCAGATCGAGTCCCGCCGCCCGCAGCCAGCGAATCGCGAGATCCTCGAGCTCATGCCCGATTGCGAAGATCCGGAGCGACCGGCCGGAGAAGTCCTGGCCCTCATCTTTCGGCGCGCCAGCGAACTCGAACTGCAGCGCGCGCTCGCAAGGATGGCCGAGCCGGGACGCGCCGAGATAGTCGCGCGACGGAGTTGCCGCGCGTTCGGCTTCGAGCGCGGCGTCGATGGCTGCATTGATCCGCTCGGCCATGGATGGACGCTTGTTGTAGTCCAGCATCAGAACGGGATCTCCGACTGGGTGGCGATCTCGGCCATCTCGGCGCGGAAGGCCTCGACGGTGGTGACGATCAGCCGGTGCATGTCGTTCTGGGTCAGCTGGCCCAGCGGCCGGTCCCAGCCGATCCGCTCCATCTCTGGGGCGAGCGCGCGCATGACGGCGGGCAGCGCCTGAGTTTCCTCTTCGGTGAAATCGACCATGCTCAGTCCTC